CTAACATCGGCCTAACCGAACGCCCAGCAGCGGTCTCCCTTAGACCCACTGCGTGGATGCTGCGGACCAGTCATCCGGGTAGTCATAGTCTCTCTCCAGTATTCTGCAACTACCGAGAGTTTCAATGACGTCACCGAAACCACTGTCCATTATGCATCCATTTAGTTCTGCCAGGTATACTCCTGGCAGGTCGTAGCGAAGCATCACCTCTGCATCGTCTACATCACCATATATACAGTCACCCTTGATCGCGCCCCAAACGCCATGATCGCTAATATCTATATCGATGTTAACTTTTGCTGGTGCTGAATACTTCTTCCGCATCGTCTTAACCAAACTATTCTCCCCTGCATGGATCAACCCCAATGTTAGCTGTCTGTTCCAGGCATACGCTCGCTCATGCGCAGGGACGTGATTTCGTCCCGGTAGATCTCCCCAACAATTACCCCACATACGCAGGATAACTCCCAGATTTAACATGGGCACCCACGAACCATCCCTAGCTCGACATGGTGAGTGTTTGAGGAACTGCAACTTCTGCGGGATATCGCACTCGCATACTGTGACGATATACCCACAATCCTCGGCAGCCAACCTTATGATTGACCGGCAGTCCAAGTAATTTGGCTTTTTGCCTCCAAGTCTGGTAACGATACTCGAGAAGATCATCAGATTGGCGAGATTGTTGATCACTGTCGTCAAAGTACTCCCACTGTATAGAACGGGAAAATTTGGCGCCAGTATCACAATCAAGTCTCGCCACTTCTTGTAAGACACGATCTTGAGTGGTTTGGTACACTGCTCTACTGCCCAACTGAAGGCCCGGCGTACCACGGGATCTTCAGAAACTATATACATAAGGGCATCAAAAACGGCTTTGGTGTGACTTGCATCACAACTTGATATGTCCACATTTGCACAAAATCGCCGTCCGTCCGCGCAGGGTATGCCAACGCAGGAATCATCAGAGAAATATATAAACTGAAGGGCTGGGTCATCCATTACTTTAAGAAGTAGTTTAAGGATTCCACTCTTGGAGGGGTCCTTCGCAAATGTCGCCATGGCACCGTCGATACACACCTCTCCAAACACCCCTTTCAATATTTCTACAACGTGACCTGCTGGTAGCACACTCTGCACACCCAAGTCGACGTACATCCGGGGAATCTTCGATACTTTTCCCCATTCTACCTTCACCTTCCCGTCTACATTCCGCACAAGACAAGTAACCCCGTACATCCCCTTAGATTCAAACTCCTCTTTTGCAGAAAGCCTCATTTTCCTCTTTTTATGGGGGGCATCTATATACAATGTACGGGATTCCTCGTCATTGTAACTAATTTCGACGAGTCTACACATAAACCTGGTCTTCAGTTGCTCGAGTACACAGCGGTAATTGTCATTCTCCTCAAAGTAATCCAATTGCATATCCTGGAGATAATAATCATAACCGCGTATCTCGGGCTTCCTAACACTAGCCAGACGGAGGGTAGATAGCGACAAATTCCAATCCTCTCTTGACGCTATTTGGCCGGTGTGGTAGAAACATGGACCAAACATACTCTTGTATGTGCCGTCAGGCTTTTGAAAACCAGGGGGAAAGACAAAACCATTTTCATGGAGGAATTCT